TGTAGGCGTTCGTTACCGCTCCAGTCTGCACAAGAACAGCAATTGTTACCGATTGTCCTTGGCTCATGAAGGAGCTCAAGGCTGTTCCGCTGCTCGCACGGAAGTTGAGCGTCCATGTAGCAGTAGTCGCCGTGTTATAGAAGATCACCGACTGCGTGGAAACGTCAATGTTGAGAGCGCCAGACGCCGCAGAACCTGTAACTGTGCAGGCCTCGAGTGCGTTGTCTAAGATCATAGACGGAACGCTGCTTGATCCGGCAAATGTCTGTGTAGCGGTGAAAGTCCCGGCATTGGCGAACGTAGCGACTGCAGTGGTGTCTATCGCAACGCTACCCGTGCCGGTGATTGTCGTAAAGCTCATCCCGGTGCCGGCGGAGACGCTCGTAACAGGATTGGACCATGCAAAAGCGCTGCCGGTGTACTTGAGGTAGCTAGATCCCGTTGGGGCGTCAATGAAGGTGGTGCTGCCAACGTTGCTCTGGTAGGGGATCTTGTTTGTTGCGCCGCCCGATAGGTTGGCAACTGAACTAACAGATCCTGGGGTCGTCCATGCCGGGATCTGGGCCGACGTTAATGTCAGAACTTGTCCAGAGCTACCTGCAGTTAAGAACGCCGTCGTGTTTGGCGCAGACTGATAAACGACAGCCCCAGCAGTCCCGCCAGAGAGGTTCGATGCTGAGGTCGCAGTACCAGCCGTGGCCCATGTAGGAACGCCGCCAGATGACATCGTGAGGACGGTGCCGCTAGACCCTGCAGGAACGAACGTAGTAGCGCCAGCGCCCGATTGGTAGGGGATAGAGCCTGCAGCGCCATTTGCTATGTTGGTCGCTGTGCTAGCTGTCCCGGTAAGCGATGCGGTAATTGTCCCGGCAGAGAAATTGCCCGAGGAGTCCCGCTTAACAATCGCCGAGGCCGTGTTTAAGTTCGTCGGGGTAATCCAGGTAGGTGCTCCTGTGCCGTTAGAACTCAATAGATCGCCCGTGGTGCCCACCGCAGTGAAGAGGTAGGTCGTGGCCCCACCGTAGGCAATACCGCCCTGTGTGAGCGTCTGGATGCCTGTCCCGCCAGTATTTACCGGGAGAGGATTGGTTGCGGCCGCCTTCGTTGCGATCGTCTGCAAGTTGCCGGAGCTGTCCTTATAGAAAAGCTTCCCGTCCGTGGTGTTGATGGCAAGCTCACCCGCCGCCAGGTTTGTAGTAGACGGCGTGGCTCCGGTGTTGGCGCTGTAATAGAGCTGGATCGGGGTGAAGGTTGCCTGGGCCATGCTTACACCACCGGCCAGACAATGTTAAATGGATCAGCTTGCTTAGTGATATCCCGCAGTGCTTGGCGGTAGGTTGCCCATGCTGCCTTGTCAACGGGTGAGTCTGATAGCTGGGTCCAGTCGCTATCCTTCAACGCCTGATTTCGCCCACTACGGACTGCCGCCCACTGAGTATCGACGCGAGATTGAAGTTCTTCAGCAGTCAGAGGCTCAACGTCAACGATGCAGCACATCCCGTCATACAGGTGCGGGGCAGCAGATACCAGCTTCTCTGTTGCGTGGTCGTAGGGTTTCCACACAGAAATAACGTAGTAGCCCTCGGACTTGATCCACTCCACAGACGGACCACGCTCACCGAAGGAGGTGTTGGGGAACCACTCGGTGTGGTCTTTGATAATGAGGTCTTGGTTAGCGATTTGCATGATTATTTCGTTGGGAATGCTGCGGTTGGAGAGGCGGTAATTGTACGGCCAACGCCTTTGGTGATTCTGATGTCTTGCAAGTATCCGTTCAACGCGCTTGTGCCAATTCTGTCTGCGCCAACATACAAAATGCTTGTTTGGTTAAAGTTGTCCGTTACAGCACCGCCGCTTGTTGCTTCAAGAGACCCGTTTAGGTACAACTTTAAGTTTCCTGTGGCGCTACCTGATCGAACAACGGCAAAATAATACCAAGTACCAGTGGCTAAAGATGTCGACCCAGTAAGAACAGATGCAGTGTAACTAAATTGCAGTTTGTTCAAAACGGTGACGTTAACAGACCACCCAGTAGTTGCTGTGCCTTTACTTATAATTCCATACGCAACGCTAATTGCTGATAGGTACACCCATCCTTCAATCGTAAAGTCACCAGTGCCTAGCTGAAGTTGCGTACTATCAATGGCCGTCAGCCAGTCGCCGGTCCCATCAAACTTCATGCTAGTTGGCGACCACTTGGACTGCGTGGTGCTAACCTGAGCATCTCCAACCGTAGTCACATCGTTCTGCACGGCGGCGTCGTAGATTCCTGCATTGGTCATGTTGAGCAGGAGACTGGTGTTTGTGATTGCCGTTACTGGTGCGGTGGGAACGGTAAGAGTGGTCAGCGTTGGATCGTAAACAGCCGTTCCTTTTACAATCCTAAAATTGCTTGTATATCCATTGAAAAATCCGGAAGCGTCTGCAAAATATTTGTTAATGAATGCGCCTGAAAAATCTAACGTGCTACTAAATGAAGCGTTAGTACCAACTCTAGAACCGTTTACAAACATTGAAACAGTTGAACCGCTTCTAACGCAAACAACATGGTTCCATTGGTTATTTGGTAAAACTGTTGTGGCTGTTGTGATAATTGCGGAACCTACAAAAAGGCATAGACCCCTGTTCGAACCACTTGATTCGTAAAATATAAAACCTGACGAGGTACTAATAAAAGTCGGGTTGGATGCTCCACTTGCAAACGCACCGCTATACGCCCAAAACTCAATCGTAAAATTTGCTGTTAAAGTTAACGCTGCGCTTGCTGGAGCAGTCAAAGAATCCGTACTACCATTAAAGTACCCGCTCCCACCATACAGCGCAGTGGTGTACGATGCCGTTGGAGAGAACGGCTGGAATGCTTGGACGGTGGGGGTGCTGTTTACCGTAATAGCTTTTGCTGTTGTAGCAGTATTTGCGTCAATAAACCTGTTGCTGTAGCAGGTCAAAAGCACTTGGTTTGTAGTGCTTACGCTAAACGGCGTTGTCGGAACGGTAATTGTTGAGCCAGAGTACAGAGCGGAGGTAACAACCCGTAAATTAGAAATGTAACCGGTGTATCCACCACCCCCAGTGTTTCGGTTACCAATGTAAGTTACGGCTGTGTCAATTGCAGTTGCACTGGTAACCGTTGCAGTGTTGCGAGTGCCGTTGACGTACATTGACCATACATTTGAGGCATCACGCTGAACAACCAAATAAAGCCAATTGTTTGCTGAATAAGTTGCGTCAGACACAAAAATATCGCTAGCCGCAATAGTAACAGTAAATTTATTTGCAGTGTCATTCCATAATATTTGGAATCTACCGGAGGCAATTCCGTTAGGATATTGAGCGGCAATGACCTGACTAGCCGCCGTTCCGGTAACATAAACAAAAGTTTCAAACGTAAACGCGCCAGATGCAGGAATAGCGTTTGTGGCAAGGTTTAACGAGCTACTACCATTAAAATAATTACTCCACTGCCCATTCGGCCAATACGGAGTGATTGAACCCTGCGTCGGTGTGCCGTTGCGGGTGATGGGGAAGGCGTATGGGCCTGTGTCAATAAAGGTGTTGTTCTGTACGCCGTTCGTCGCGCTGTTGTAGTTGCCGTCCGCGAAGTTGAGTAGGAGGCTGGTATTAGAAGCAGCAAAACTCGTATTGACGTTCGTAGTGCTTGGATAAGATGAGGCACTTGCTGCGCCAGAAGTTTGCAAGAATGCTAATGTAGGTGGGGTGAAGTTGCCGGTGTAGACTGCTGTGCCGTTAACAACTCGAAGATTGGAAATATACCCCGGAAAATAAAAAAAGGTGCTAGCGTTAAAACGACCTATACTAATTGTAGATATAGTTGATGGTGTAAAAGAATTTGATCCTGCTAGTACCCCATTTACATAAGCACTTGTAGTTGTCACATTTCTAACAAGTGCGATGTGATTCCATGCATTTATTACTGGAGTAACTGTAGAAAATGCTGCCTGACCAGTTGTTCCATCATCGACAACTAATTGATTAGATGTGTTTTTCCAAAAATTGATCCCAGAACCAGCGCCATTATTAAAACTTACAAAAGTGGTTTGTGTGCCCCCAGTTGTCCAATAAACCCACATTTCTATAGTCCACGATCCAGATAAGTTTGGACTACTGGCAGTCAAATATTGACTCGTCCCATTCAGCAGAATCGCACCCGGACTCGCGGCTGGTGCGGTGAATCCACTAGGGTAGAAGTATGGGGTTACTTGTGGGGTGCCGGTAAGAGTAATTGTCTTTGCAGTTGTTGCAGTATTTGCGTCAATGAACCTGTTGCTGTAACAAGTTAAAATTTGCGTGTTGGTTACAGAAGCAAGCGGGGAGGTGGGTACTGTTATTGTTGTTTGCGTTGGATCGTACTGAGCAGACCCGTTTACAAACCTGAAATTGCTGATGTACCCAATAAAAGAAATAGCTGTCTCTGGAGAAGCTCCGCTAAAACCAATTAATAACGGACTTGATGTTCCATTAAAAGAAACTGACGATGTGATGCTGCTACCTTGCCTAATTCCGTCAATAAACATAGCCCAAGTGTTGGTGCTTCTTACCAAGACTATGTGATGCCATGATCCATCTGAAGCAACGGTTGAAGAGGATGAAGAAAACATTGGCACAGATGGATTGTAGTTGTAAACAAAAAACTCAAGTTTCCCTGCTGTGTTATTAGATGCGCATACCCAATTATTTGCGCCAAAAGGACCACTACAATTTCCGGCTGACCGTCCATTCCCGGTGGCTGTGCTGTTGTACCAAAACTCAAGAGTAAAAGAACTTGTGTTGGAAGCAAGAGACGCGCTCGCAGCAGTGCTTATATAATTAGATGCGCTAAGATAATTCCCCCAGTACCCGTCAGTCTGGTACGGAGAGACCCACCCCGTGCTT